CCCTGACCGTCACCGGCGGCACCGTGGCCGGTACCTCGGTAACCAACAAGACCAGCGTCGACACATTAGTAGCATAACGGAGAGGAGGCGCTCGCTATGGCTATCACAGTAGGCACTGACACCTATATAACAGTGGCTGAGGCGGACGCCTACCTTGCGGAGCACTACGTATCCACGGACGCCAGGCTTACGGCCTGGGACGCGCTGAGCGACGCAGACAAGGAGATATACCTCCGTAACGCGACGCGGAGCATCGACAGCGTGAAGTACTCCGGCAGACCGAAGGACAGAGAGCAAGCGCTCAAGTTCCCGAGGTGCTACTCGGACGACACTGCGTACTACGCTGACCCGGACTACCCATACGTGGACTGGGAGTGGTACCACGGCGAGTACTGCCAGGCTGACGTACCTGACGCTGTGAAGGACGCACAGGCCGAGGAAGCGCTGGAGCTGGCAAGCCCCAGCAGGGACACCACGCTATACAACAGACGGCTGGACGGAGTAAAGAGCCGGAGCATCGGTCACTTCTCCGAGTCCTACGGCAATAACTACAGCGGCGGTGTAAAGCTGAACGTGCGCTCTACACGAGCCCAGCAGCTTATGGCCGCGTTTATAGGGGGGTCTTTCCGTGTTTGCTGATCTACTCAACCAGACAGTGAGCTGGGCGGCTAAGACCGCAGCCGGAGAGTCCGGGCCAACGAGAGGCACACCGGTGAACATCGCAGCCCGCAAGGAGCGCAGAGTTCGCAAGGTGACGGACCAGTACGGCAACGAGGTGGTATCCACCACGACGATCTTCACTGAGTCGGCGGTGCAGCCGGACGACACGATCGACGGCGTGGTCGTTATCGATGTGATGACGATGGTCGACGGTGACGGTACGGTCGAGGGATACGAGGCGTTGCTGTGAGCTACAGGATAGACTGGCACCCAGAAGAAGCGCAGGCGGCGATCCGAGAGGCCGCAGCCGAGGCCATCAAGGAGTCGCTGGTCGACTTGAAGGATGAGTCGACGCAACAGGCTCCGGTCGATACCGGCGATTTGAGGGGTAACTGCTCGGTGACATTCGAGGACGAGGTCTTATTTCCGGCATCTGAGGGCGAGGATCTAAGGCCGCAGGGCAAAGAACTGACCGGCGATGTCGGGTATTCGCTACCCTACGCACTGAGGCAACACGAGGACATGAGCCTCAAGCACCCGAAGGGCGGCAAGGCCAAATATCTCGAGGATCCATATAACGCCAAGAAGAAGAAGTACCAAGACCACATAGCGAGTGCGATATCGGAGGCCACCAAGTGAGTATGCCCAAGGACATCAAGACGTACCTGGCCGGCCAAGGCGTGACCGATGAGATATACATCGGGTACATGCCAGACCGGGGGGCGCCAGACCAGTGCGTGGCGTTGTACGCCTACGCGGGGCAGCCGCCATTAATATCGGCGGAGCTAAGGATACCCGGGCTGCAGGTGCGCGTCAGAGCGGCATCTGGCGGCTACAGCGAAGCCTCAGACCTCATCGAGAGCATCGCCGGTATACTCAAGCAGGTCGGCGACGAGGTCAACGAGGGCGCAGGCTCTCAAGCAATAAACGGCACAACGTACCACCGCATCATCCCTGTGCAGGAGCCGTTCGAGCTCGGCCAGGATGACTCGGAGCGGTACACGCTGGTGCAGAATTTCTACGTAACCCTGAAAGGATAAAACCATGGATAAACAGAGTACACGGATAGGCGTTGACGGGATGTATGTAGCGCCCCTCTCCGCCGAGGACGCAACGTCCATCGAATACGGCGCGACGGTGAAGTTTCCGGGCGTCCGAAAGATCAGCGTGACCATCAACAATAGTGTGGAGAATATCTACGCCGACGACGGCATGTACGAGGCCTACAACCAGCAGGGCGACATCGAGCTGAGTATAGAGCACGTCGGGTTATCGTCGGAGGAGTATGCGAACCTGTTCGGCGCCACGTATGACGCAGCCAGCGGCGTGGTCGAGGACAGTATCCCCGATGTCAGCCCGCCGTACGCCGTGGGCTTCCGCTCCCAGCTGGCCAGCGGCAAGTACGAGTATGTGTGGCTGACAAAGGGCATCTTCGCCAAGCCGAACCTGGAACGCAACACAAAGAGCGACAGCGTAGCCCCGGCATTCCCGGAGCTCGTGTTTAAGGCGCAGGATCGGTTCGACCAGAAGTGGCGCAGACGCGTGCGCAGTGACGACGAGAACCTTCCCTCTGGCGTAACCGATGCCACGCTAAACGATGCTGTCGCGGGCTGGTTCAGTGATCCGGACTTCGTACCGGTAGCGATTCCCGCCCCATGATAGGGAGTAAACGAGGAGGCCGAGATGCAAGTCACGATTAACAGTAAAGTATTTAAGTCAGTGAAGGAGCCCACCATGGGCCACCTGTTCATGAGCACGGAGCTGCAGGAGATCAACGCCCGCCAGGTGAATGGCGAGCCTATCGATAGCCAGGAGTATCTGGACTTTATGCTGAACCTGCGCGAGCTTGTGCTGTCGGCCTTCCCTACGATGACTCGCGAGGATTTCAACGCCATGCCCAAGTCTCAGTTTGGCACGCTTATCGGGCGGATCATAGTCTGGGCGAACGGCGGCAAGTCCACACAAAAAAAAACGTAAGCCCCAGGGGGCCGGCTAACCCGCACCTCGACGTGCTGCTCTTTTACCGCCAGATGCTCATTAAAAACGGCGTGCTGCCCAGCCAGCTGCACCGGGAGCCCTCGCGGGTTTTTATTAAAGTGCTGGGCGCGAGTCCAAACGATAAAACGGTATTTATTGACCAAGTGAAAGGCTGGTAATTATGGCGCAGACAGTCGGAGAGCTGTACGTCGAGCTGGGCCTTGACGATAGCAAGTTTAACTCCGGGCTAAAAGGAGCGGGCAAGGCCGCCGGAGCCGCGATTGGATTCGTGGCCACCACTGCAGGTGCGCTGGGCGGCGCGATAATCAAGGCCGGAGACGATAGTAAGAAAGCCCTAAACCAGATACAAGCGGCCACAGGTGCCACGGCTGATGAGATGGAGTCTTATCGGTCTGTTATGGACTCGGTCGTCGCGAATAACTTCGGCGAGGGGTTCGAGGACGTAGCCAACTCCATCTCGCTGATAGAGCAGCAGATCGACGGGCTATCGCCCGACCAGCTGCAGAGCGTGACAGAGAACGCCATAGTCATGCGCGACGTGTTCGACCAGGACATAAATGAGAGCATCCGCGGCGCCAACGCGCTGATGGAGCAGTTCGGGCTGTCCGGGGACGAGGCGTTCAACCTGATGGCCCAGGGCGCGCAGCAGGGCCTCAACCAGAACCAAGACCTGGCAGACCAGATGGCCGAGTACGCGCCGCTCTGGGCAGACCTGGGATTCACCGCGGAGGATATGTTCAACTCCCTGGTAAACGGTGCAGACGAAGGCGCCTATCAGATAGACTTCCTAAACGATGCCATGAAGGAGTTCGGCATCCGCTCCAAGGATAACAGCAAAGCAAGCCGCGAGGCCTTCGAGGCCCTGGGCTTTGATGCCGACGTGATGACGGCCAAGTTCGCAGCCGGCGGCGAGACAGCCCGCGCTGCGTTCGATGAGGTCAACGCCGCACTGATGAGCACCGACGACGCTGTAAAGCGTAACGAGGCCGGCGTGGCATTGTGGGGCACCAAGTGGGAAGACCTGGGCGAGGACGCCATCAGCGCAATGCTCGACGTCAAAGGCGAAGTAGCCAACAGCTTGGACGCGTTGGAGGCGATCAACGAGGTTAAGTACGACAGCATCGGCGACAACATCAACGCGCTTAAAAACCAGTTCTCTGTACTGCTGAGCGGCGGAGATATAGACCCCTCCATGTTGAGCCAGACGGTCAGCAACCTCCTGACCCAGGCCACGGACTTGATATCCACAGTGCTGCCCACTTTGGGCGAATCGCTCATCCAGATTATGCCCGAGATCATCTCTCAGGCCATCCAGCTGATCTCCGACAATCTGCCCATGCTGGTGGAGACGGTGATGGGCGTTGTGCCGGAGATCCTGACCATGCTCCAGGAGCAAGGGCCCACGCTGCTGCAGGCGGGCCTGGACATCATCGTGTCTATACTGTCGGGCATCGGCGATAACATCGAGCTGGTGACGGAGACCGCCATCACCCTGGTGGGGGAGCTGCTGACCGCGCTCGTCGACAACCTGCCCGAGCTTTTGGACGCGGGCATGAAAATCCTGATGGGATTAATCCGGGGCATCATCGACGCGCTGCCTGAGCTGATCGACACAGCGCTGACTTTAATCCCCACGATCATCGAGACGCTGATGGACTTTATCCCCGAGCTGGCAGCGGCTGGCGTTGAGCTCATCATAGCGCTGGTGAAGAACTTGCCGGAGATAATAGGTGGGATTCTTAAGGCTATACCGGAGATTATGGCCGCGTTGTTCGGGGCCTTCCCCGAATATGTGAGCGACATGGCCGACGTAGGTATAGACCTCATAAAAGGACTTTGGGAGGGCATCAAGGGCATGGGCTCCTGGATCGGCGAGAAAATCCGCGGCTTTTTCTCCGGCGTCCTGGACGGCATAAACCAGATATTCGGCGTGAATTCGCCATCCGTGGAGATGAAATGGACCGGCGAGATGCTAGGTCTGGGCTTGAGTGACGGCATATACAGCTCCATGGGCTATGTTAACCGGGCATCCGAGGATATGACTCGCGCAGCCACGCCTAACCTGAGATCCGGGGACACCACCATAAACGCCACGTATCAGGCGGCGACGCCTAACAACGACCAGGTGAATATGCAGGATTACACGAACCGGCTGCGGAGGGTGTACGCATGAGTACTAGGACGCTAACCTTCACAAATTCGCGCGGCGGACAGATCGAGTTCGGCAATTTCTTCCCGTACGTCATGGAGACCGTGGAGGGGCTGAGCAATAAGCCGTCCACGGTGCAGACGTCCAAGGGCTTCGGCCAGCATGGCGAGTACTACTTCGGTACGCTGGATGAGATGCGCGTAATCAACGCCACGATAAAGTACAACTACGCCAGCCTGGCAGAGGACAAGACACGGCAGCGGGAGATCCTCAACGTACTGAACCCCCGGACAGGGCTCGGCACCCTGGTCTATGAGGATGAGTACAGCAAGTACACGATCGACGCACTGGTGGTGCAGTCTCCGACCATATACCCGCTGAAGAACATATACACGGGCAAGGGCTTTGACGTTATATTCCTCTGCCCTAAGCCGGACTGGCTGAACTTCAACCCGACGCAGATCAAGGTGGTGGGTCTGACTGGCGGGCTATCGTTTCCGCTGGAGTTTCCGATCAGCTTTGCGGATCAGGGGGACAACACGGTCATCGAGTACGAGGGGGACAACCCGTCGCCGATGATCTTCGAGTTCCGAGTAGCTTCGGGCGGCAGCACAGCAGTCGACCCGCGCATAGAGGACGACGACGGAAACTTCATCGAGGTGAACCGCACCATAAACACCGGCGAGAAGATCATCATAGACACCAACCCGGACGCGCCTACGATCAAGTTCGTGGACACTGGGGGCGTAGAGAGCGACGCCTGGACGGATCTGGTCGTGGGCAGCACAATCTCCGCGTTCCAGCTGGAGCCGGGCACCAATACGCTGCTATTCAGCGCGACCAGTGGCGACCCGGAGCTATTCATAACATACACCGAGCACTACGCCGGCATCAAATAGGAGGCATATTATGGCTGAATTTAGTGGACATTTTGACGCATCGGCGGGCACGCCCAATTATGACAGCTCGGAGTTTGCGCTGAACTTCGTCGACCTCATGTTCTACGGCGTGGCTCCAGGCTACGAGAACGAGCTGGAGGTCGCTGTAGGCGCAGGGCTGCAGGTCACCGTGGACAGCGGTGGCTACATCTCCAAGGGCAGGTACTACCGGCAGTCAGAGGCTGCTGGTGGCGGCACACCTTTCACGCTGCCGATCGATGCCGCACCTGCAGGCAATAGCCGTATAGACCGTATCGTGATCGAGTTCGACGTCAGTGGCAAGGCCAGCGCGGCCAAGGTCAGCAAGGGCACCGACACCACAGGCACTCCCGTAGCGCCCGCGCTGGTCACGGGCTCCAGTCTGTGGGAGGAGCACCTGGCTTACGTCACCGTGAACGCCGGCACCCTATCCAGCATCGACACGGAGACCGACAGAGTGATACTGGGCGCCCGGACACTGCTGGCCAAGCTGGGAGCATCTAAGGCCATCAAGACCGACGCCAACGGTAACCCGGTCAGCTCAACAGCGACAGCTGCAGAGCTTGAGTTCCTGGCGGGGGTGACTTCTGCGATACAGACGCAGCTGAACGCCGTAACCAACAGGCCATTCTGTAGTGTTTACCGTTCCGCCAGTCTGACCTCCGGCAGTAGCATCCCCTGGGATGCCGAGCTCAGAGACACCACGAGTATGCACGATCTCGCAACCAATCCAGAGCGGGTGACGATCGCAAAGACCGGGCTGTATGATATCGAATGTCAGGTAAACTATTTCATAAATACCTTGAGCGGATCGCTATTTTGCTCTCTCAAGGTAAACGGCGGGACAGAAATTATAAATTGGCTGTACTCCCCCTTCAGTGCAGGCACGGGGCGGCTATCACACAAGATGGTAAAGACCCTCTACCTAACCGCAGGGGACTACCTGACCGTGGAGCCGGGGCTTATAAGCTCCGCGGCACAGATTGATTCTGGGAGATCTAGCACATACCTGACCGTAGAATACTCACAAGCCAACGCATAAGGTAAACCTATGGCCGTAATAATCAAAAGCCTATTCAATGACCTGACGCCCAGTGGCGAGATCGCAGGGTGGGAGGAGCTGACCTTCGAGCGCGGATGGAACGTGCCCGGAGGTTTTCGCATTGTCATAAATAGCAATAACCTGACCGCGCAGTACCTGGCACTGGATAAGATCCTCATTATTGATGACGACAGCCTGTCCGTGCTGAAGTACGGCTACATCGATAAGATCACCGTGGAGGCGCGGGAGAGCCAGCTGAGCGAGGTCATCATCGCTGAGGGCCGAGAGCTCAAGGATCGCCTCGATCGCGTAATCTACCCGCCATCCGGGCAGGCCACGGACAGCTACACCAACGAGTACGCGGAGACCGTGGTCAAGGAGCTGCTGGACAAGAACCTGGGCAGCTCAGCCACAGGTAACCGGCCCATACCAAACATAGACATCCAGCCGGATCTAAACCGCGGCACACAGATCAATTACTCCGCCAGGTATAAAGACCTGCTAACGGAGATATACGCCATCCTGCAGGCGCAGCAGCTGGGCTTCACGGCGGCGGTGAACTTAACAAGCAGTAAGATCGAGTTCGATGTGGCCGAGGGCGTGGATCGCAAGGCCGTTGTAGGATCCTCCGGCGGCGTGCTGCTGTCCACGGCTAATGCGTCCATCAGGGCGCTGACAGATACAGAGGACGCCACGACGCTGAAGAACCTGTCCATTACAGCCGGGCAGGGCGTCGGCGCGGCACGGACGCTCCTCGAGGTCGGTGCGACCTCTGCGACAGGCTACGACCGGCGCGAAGTGTACACGGATGCCCGCGACATAAACAGCGATACCGAACTGACCAACCGCGGCAATCAGAAGCTGGCCGAGACCGAGAAGTCCACCGGCGTCAATATAACCTATAACCAGTTTGGAGCGTATCAGATCGAGAGCAACTTCGACCTGGGCGACTTCGTATCCTACGAGACGGCCATCCGCTCTGGTGATGCGCAGGTCGTAAAGATCATCTACAGGTATGCGGGCAGAGAGGTGCCGGACATCATACCGATCCTGGACTTCGATGTCGAGGACGCTTTAGCGACGGCCATCACAGCCAAGCACCAGAACTACGACTCGCTAGTGGCCAAAGAGGAGAGCGGAGGCGGCGGCACGGGTGATGTAGTCGGTCCGGCAAGCTCCACGGATAACGCGATCTCCCGGTTCAACGGCACCTCGGGCAAGATCATCCAGAACAGTATACCGACTGTTGAGGACGACGGGAGTATCGCCAACTGGCGGACACTGCAGCCGTATTTGCTGTACTCAAGTACAGGCTCCGAACCGGTGGGTACCTCATGGTGGAACAAAGACGAGGAAACGTGGGATGTAAAACTCAACGCAGCTGTCACCGGGCAGGTGTTTGAGGAGCTGCTCCCGAATGTTAAAAACCAAACCGGGTCCACGATAGCGGATGGCCGAGCGGTCATGTTCGCTGGAACTCTAGGCGCAAGCGGGCGCATACTGATACAGGAGATGATCGCAGACGGCACTTTCCTCTCAGGCTATTTTGTAGGGCTAACCACACAAAGCCTAGCCAATGGGGCGGACGGGAAGATAACGTGGTTCGGCAAAGTACGTGGCGTAGATACTACAGGCACACCGTATGGCGAGACGTGGGCGGACGGTGATATTCTGTACGTGTCCAATACGGTGGCGGGAGCACTAACAAATATAGAGCCCTCAGGCCCGAACCAAAGCATAACCGTCGGAGTAGTGGTGAAAGCGCATACCAATGGTACCATATTCGTGCGCCCGACATGGTACGGCAAATTGGACGACTTGGACGATGTGAGCTTATCCGCGAAGGCAGATTTTGACCTGCTATCCTATGACGTCTTGACAGGGCTGTGGAAGAACAAGACACTGGCTGAGGCACTGGCGCCTAACTCGGAGGTTACCAAAGAGTTCACGGGATTCGCCGAGCCTTTAGATGTCATCGTCACAGGCGACAGTGCTACTCGTACCGTTACCTTGACAGGGACAGTTAACGCCTACTACCAAGGCGAAAAGAATACCACCATAATCAGTGGGTGGACTTCACCCGCACACGGCAGTGATACGGCAAAGCAGTATTTCCTTGAGTTTGACGGAACGAGCATCGTATGGTTCGACGCGTCCGCCGGACTGTCCGAGACGTTTTACCAGAACCTGCTTATATCTTTCGCATTCCACGATCCCACTAACTCCGTCTGGGTGTACCTGAGAGAGCCTCACGGGCTTATGCCTTGGCAGACACATCGGGAGTTCCACCAAACGACGGGCACATACCGTCGCACCGGAGGGTCGCTGACTAATTATACGGAGGGCAGTACTACAGCTGCAGACCGGCGCCCCGATATAGAGTCAACTCTCCTGTATGACGAGGATTTGCCGACCCAGAACCCGGTGCTTAATAGCGGCCTATATTCACAGTTCTATCTGACAGGCGCAGACGGCGACGTCAATAACGCTATAAACCAGGCAGACATCGTGCCTCTTAGCGGCAACCAGCCGTACTGGAACGAGTTCACAGGTGGCTCGTGGCAGCAGACGCTCATGGCCAACAACAGCTACATGGCCGTGTGGGTTCTGTGCATACCAATGGCCGCAGACGCGAACTCCCAGCAGTGGCGGTATCTGTTCATACAGGGGCAGACCAATGACGGTTCTCTGTCTAATATTCAGGCTCTTACGCCTCAGGACGTATCGATCGGCAAGCTGAGAGAGCTACTTCCTGAGCTGGTGGTCACGAATAAGATAATCATCGAGTACCGGGGCGGCAACTGGAGTATAGCGGAAGTGGCCGAGATATTCGGAACGAGCCAAAGCCAAGTAACCGCGCCGGGCGGCAACTTCTTAACCGCCGTTAGTTCTGACAATACTATGACAGGACAGGGCACCACTGCGAGCCCCTTGGGCGTGGACGGCGGCGCGGTCATAAATTTGGCCTCTGCTGAGACCGAGATCTCCACGGATGACGAAATAGGCTTCGCGGATACCTCCGCCTCGAGCATACTGAAAAAAATCACATGGGCGAACTTTGTAACCGCGGTTAAGAACCTGCTGGTGTCGCTAGGGTTAAGTCGAGAAGTGCTTACCGCAAACAGGACGTACTACGTAGACCCACAAGCTGGGGACGATACCGAGGACGGCTTAACGACTAGCACCGCCCTTAAAACTATAGGAAAAGCCGAAGAACTCGCCCAAGCGTTGGATACTGCCGGGTATAATGTGGATATTGATTTGTGGACGGCCTACACCGGTACAGGCGCAGCCACATACACGCTTACCTCAGCCCTGATTATACGCAAACCTCTAGGCGCGGGCAGGCTAAGGTATATCGGCGATACTACGGACAACACCAACGTAGTGATACAGGGTGCAGTCGATAACCTAGTGCAGAGCATATCCTCACACCCGGGCGAGTTTGTCATTGAGGACTTAACGATAAAGCAGACTGGGTCCGGATTCACAGCACTAAAGATATTAACCGACACCACTTTAAAACTGAATAATTTGGTGATAGATTGCAACGGTGGGTCTGCGATATTCCTGCAGAAAGCCTGCGCTATACAGGTATTTAATAACTTGACACTGGTCGGGAGTTTTAGTAATGTGGTGTTTGTAAACACCGGCGGCGGAGCGGCCATTTCTTCGTCCACGATAGATGTGAGCGCAGTGACCAGCTTCTCGAATTTCTTTAATATAGCCGGGTCAGGTGCGCAGATAACTCACGCAGCAGTGACGTACACAGCCTATACGAACCCGGGCAGACAGTACGTTGTCCAAGTAAACGGCAGTCTTACGATAGGCGGCGCAACCATCCCGGGCACAGCTGGGATAACTGCGACAGGGGGTGTGGCTGCATGATGATAAAGAAAAACATAAACGCATCTAGGCTGATGACGGAATTGAGGGTGGCTGGCTTGCCAATAGCCAGCTTAAATATAGAGCCCTACGAGGACTACGACGTGAACACGGGGAAATACAAAGGCCTTAAAGTTTCCGTGCAGCCGGTATACTCTGTACAACCGACCGAAGGCCAGCAGGACGCAGCTGCACAGATAATAAACGACCACAATTATGGCAAAGATTACCGAGATAGAAGGCGCGGCGAATACCCCACAACCGGCGAGCAACTAGACGCGATATACCGTCTGTTCTATGACATGGCGGTGGAGTTCCCGGCGTTTAAAAATTTTTTAAGGGGCACAGACTTCGTAAAAACATTAAAAGCAGTAAAAGATAAATATCCTAAAGAAAGCGAGTAATTGAGATGGAACATTTAGGCGGAATACTGGCAGGCGCCGCAGCTCTGGGCATGATGCTGGTCAATCTTATAAACACGATGAACCAGCGAAAACGCGGCACGCTTGAGCGAATCGAGAACGATCTAACCGACATAAAAGCAGACCTATCCGTGACTAAAGAGGCCAGCTTCTATGCGCTTCAGGGGCACGTAGAACAGGGAGTAAATGGCGATGTGAAAAAAGCGCACACCCGCCTTAGGAAGAATATATTCGAGGACTAACCGACAGAGAGGAGCACACAATGCACATACTTAACTGGATTTGGGAGACGGTAATACTGGCCTACGGCATCGACATCATCATCGTGCTGGGGCTGGCGCTGCTGTGCTGGTACTGGATCAAGCGGGGCAGTAAAGCCCGCGTATTCAGACTGGCCAAGACCGCGGTCATCATGGCTGAGCAGCTATGGCAGAGCGAGACCGGACAGCTCAAAAAGCAGGAGGCGATCGAGTGGATCCACAAGCGCTCGGTACTAGCCCGGCTATTCCTGACAGAGGATGACCTTGAGGTGTTAGTCGAGAACGCCGTCAGCTGGCTCAAGACCGAGCTAAATGAGAAGGAGCAGGAGGCGATCTTAAATGGCCGCTAAGTACATCAGTAAGCGCGAGAGCGTGAAGCAGACGCAGACCCTGCTCAACCAATACGCCGCTGCAGGGCTTGAGGTGGACGGCAGATACGGCGACAACACCCACGCCGCGTATATGGCCGCCACAGGCTTTGGAGCCGAGCCAGAGGATCCTGAGCCGCCTCACGAGGTGGTGCGAGAGCCCGTTACCGTCAACTTCCGACTGAAGGAGTTCGCCTGCAAGGACGGCACACCGGTGCCACGGGAGTACTGGCCCAACCTGCAGAGGCTCATGGAGCGGCTGGAGCGGCTGCGCTCAGCACTGGGCGGGCATCCGGTCACCATCATGAGCGGGTACCGCACACCCGACTACAACGCCAGCGTGGGCGGCGCTAAGAACTCCGCGCATATGCGGGCCACAGCTGCCGACATCAAGGTCAAAGGCTACAGCCCCCACGACGTATACGCCACAGCGGACTATATCTTCGAGGAGGGCGGCGTCGGCAAGTACTCCACCTTCGTACACTGCGATCTCGACACCGAGGTACCCAGACCGGCACGCTGGTGAGGAAGTGATCCGATATCTGAGAATAAGCTGATCAGGCGATCGGCTTATTTTTTTTGCACTTTTTCGCAGAAAACACTTGCAAAGGGGGTTAACATCGGTTAATATGTAACTGAGGGCACCGCTCGCGGAGAAAAGCACAAAGGAGAAAAACATGAGAGTTTTAGTGGCATGCGAAGAAAGTCAACGGGTGTGCCTCGAGTTTAGAAAGCGAGGTCACGAAGCGTACAGTTGCGACATACTACCCTGTAGCGGAGGCCACCCTGAGTGGCATATACAGGGTGATGTGATGCCTTTACTTGAGCAGGAATGGGATATGATTATTGCGTTCCCTCCGTGTACCTATCTCAGCAATGCAGGGGCGTGTAGGCTGTATCCGAAGAAAGGACAACTCGATAAAGAGCGTTACGCCAAAGGATTAGAAGCTAAAGATTTTTTTATGGCTTTCCTGAATGCAGATTGTCCACGGATAGCTGTAGAAAACCCTGTATCAAGCAAGGTATTTGATATGCCACCTCACACCCAACAGATTCAACCTTATCAATTCGGGCACCCATACACCAAGAAAACTAGACTGTGGTTGAAAGGGTTGCCGAAACTTGAGTCCACAGACGAGGTGGAACCGATCGGCCCATATGTATGTGGTAACTCAGAAATATGGAAAAAACAAGCCGCTAAGGGTGCAGTTGTCGGAAAAGAAAAAAGCGCAAAACACAGATCCAAAACCTTCCCCGGCATAGCCAAGGCAATGGCTGAACAGTGGGGCTGACCAATAACCAAGCATAATCCCCAACACCCATGCACCAATCTAACGAACGACACGCCGGGTCTCAGCGCCCGGCAGGAAGGACACCGAGATGAACGAGTACACCCACTTCGGTGCAAAAGCGTTTGACCCTAGCCGCTTCGAGCCGATACGCAATGACAACTGGGTGAAGCCGCGGGGCGGCCTGTGGGCGTCGCCGATGAACGCGGCCTACGGCTGGAACGCCTGGTGCAAAGACCAGCAGTTCCGGGAATACGCGCCAGACGACAATTTCACTTTCACGTTGAAGCCGGGCAGCTATGTGCTGCGACTGCGCCACGTTGACGATCTGGAGCATCTGCCAAAAACGCACTTACACAGAAGCCCAACATCGACAGCGATGCTAGACTTCGAGGAGCTGGCGCGCATAGGCGTGGACGCGATAGACGTCGACATATCCCACGGCGGAGGCCTCTACATGGCGCTGTACGGCTGGGACTGCGACACGCTGCTAGTATTGAACCCGGACGCTATTGAGGAGGGAACTGATGCCAAAGACGATTAAACCGCGCGCCCTGACCGCTGCGGAGTACCGCATACTGTACGACCTGGGAACTACCGCCAAGCTGGCCGTAAGCGACGCCAAGACTTGGACGCATCTGCTGAACTACGCCGCGTGCACTCTGCCCGAGAACCCCAAAGGCCGAGACTTCGATGCCGTGATCGCATCGTTCCGGGTGCGCGACCGGCAGGCAGGAACTCCGGAGCCACAGGAGGGCAACACCTATGCGAAGATGCTGATCTACCGGCTGCAGGAGCGTGGCTTTACACAGCGCGACATCGCGACAGCCTGCGGCGTGCACTACGTCAGCGTGAACCGATGGGCGCAAGGCGGCCGTAGCGCAAGCCCGCAGCACGTCGCGAGACTGGAGGCGATGCTGAGGGAATCCTGACCACTTGACGACCGCTTCGTCATCTGCTAAAATACAAGTGCTGCTTGTATTCCACAGCAGGAAGGGGGCGAAGCATGAGTATCAGAGACCGACGCCGGCAGCTGGGGATCACCCAGCAGGAGCTGGCAGACCGCAGCGGCGTGACGCAGCAGGCGATCCACTACTTAGAGCAGGGCCGGTTCTGGCCGTCAATGCCGACGGCTAAGAAGATCGCCGGTGTGCTTGACCTCAGCATGGACGCACTGCACGCCGCGCTGCGACAGAGCCGAGAGGAGGCATAGCTATGAAGCACAGCAAGGGCGTACTGAGATTAAAGCTAGGCACGAAGGGTAGACATCGGAGGGAACCATGCAGAGAAGATGCGACGACTGTGGGCGGCTATGGCACGTCAGTGATGATAGGATTACCCGTCTGGCGATAGAGAAAGGCTGGGCATACCTCTGCCCCATCTGCTCAGACAAACAGACCAAGAGACGACGAAGGCGATAAAAAAGGCTCGCGCGAACGAGCCAATACAATGAAGAGGTAGAAACATACTCACATTGTACCACATCAGGAAGGACACCGCAATGCTAAAAGAAATGATACCGCTGCTCTGCATGGGCCTGGGGCTTGTGCTGGTGGGCAATATTACTCGGCCGTTGCTGGCCTGCTCCCGCACCAAGCCTTTACCAGTTATCCTGGCCATGATGCTAATCGCCACCGCGGTGTGCGCGCTGGGCTACGGCGTGACCCTGCTGTACGGGGGGTGGACGCTGTGAGCTACTACCGTACCTGCGACCAATGCGGCGCTAACCTCGACCCCGACGAACGGTGCGACTGTGGCGTGAAGCCGTCTCTGGACAGGGAGTTTGCAAGAAACGCCACAATGCGATTGCAGCTTCACAGTCAGCGGGCCGATCTCGAGCACGAATGGAGACTGGCAGAGCAACAGTTCATGACCAATATGGCCGACATCAAGTACCGGATCAGAGCGCTAGAGCGTGAAGAAATGACGCTCATCACTAGGTATACTAATCAACAGAAAGGAAGAAAAGCACATGTTTGAGATCACCATCAGAACAGACGACACAGGACGACTATCGGCAACCGACAAAGACCTGATCGCGGCCCTCGCGGTCATCGCGGAGGGTCCCGCACCCAAAAAGACCAAGAAACAGAAGGCGGAGCAGAAGCCACCGCAGACCCCGGTGCAGACTCCTCCAGAAGAGACAACCAAAGCTCAGGAGCCCGTCAAAACGGAGCAGCCGGCAGCTGGAGACACGGTACCTCAGGACGTACTCATCAAGATGGGCACAGAGCTGATGCGCCTGGACATGGCCGTACAGGGCAGCAATCTCAAGGAGACACTGGACAGCCTGGGAGTGGCACGGCTCTCCGAGATACCGCCTGAGCGCAGCAAGGCCGCCGCATCTGCACTGGCGAAGTGCATCAAGGGGTACAAGGACGGGGGCGCATGATGGGCGACGATACCAAACTTTTCGAGTGCGAGGTTTGCGGCAAATATCTATCGGGGACAGAGGCTCTTGTAAAATCCGCGTACAAAGCTATCCACGGGCCGCCCCAAGCCATAGAGACTAGGGCGCGTATAACAACTGGCCCCTGGTATCCTGGGTATATTTGCAAAGCCTGTGCAGACAAAATGTGGCCCGGAAAGTTAGCCGAATTTAAAAAGGAGGTAAAGGTATGAAGCACGCACTACTGAGCGCAAGCGGGTCACACCGCTGGCTGCACTGCACACCGTCGGCACGACTGACAGAGAGCTACGAGGACACGACCAGCACCTACGCCGCAGAGGGCACCCTGGCCCACGAGCTGGCGGAGCTGATGCTGACATATGCGTTTAAGCTGAAGGGCGACACCAAAGCAGCATACCTGTCTGCGATGGCCCTGATAACCGAGAGAGAGTTATATTCGCCTGAGATGTTTGAATATATCAAAGGCTTTGTGGACTTCGTAAGAGAGGAATATGCCGCCGTAAAGGCGCTAGACCCCAACGCGATAATCAACTTCGAGCAGCGGCTGGACTACAGCGCGTATGTGCCGGAGGGGTTCGGCACAGGTGACGTGGTCATCGCAGGCGCGGGCATCGTACAGATCATCGATCTGAAGTACGGCAAAGGCGTCCGCGTGGACTGCGTGGACAACACCCAGCTGATGCTCTATGGACTGGGCGCCCTGCTATGGGCGTCGATGCTCTGGGATGTAAAAGAAGTAAGAACGACGATCTACCAGCCGCGTATGGACAACATAAGCACCTATGAGCTGTGTGCCGACAGCTTGCTGGAGTGGGCAGAGAACGAACTCAAGCCAAAGGCCGAACTCGCATGGGACGGCGCCGGAGACTTCGTGCCCGGAGACCACTGCCGGTTCTGCAAGGCCAAGCCGACCTGCAGAGCTTTGGCCGAGCATAACCTGAAGCTGCAGGCCTACGAATACAAGAAGGGCCCGCATATGACCAACGCGGAGATCGCGGACATCCTCAAGATATCCGACCGACTGAAGAACTGGGCCGAGAGCATCAAAGCACACGCCCTCAAAACCGCCTTAGACGGCGCCCAGTACGAGGGCTGGAAAGTAGTCGAGGGCACCAGCAGACGCCGGTACACCGACGAGAGCGCCATCAAGGACGCACTGAAGGCCAAGCGGTTCCGGGTACGCGACATCTGCGAGTCCAAGCTGCTGAGCATCGGCAAGCTGGAGAAGGTGGTCGGCAAAAGCCTGCTGCAGGAGCTGGCGGGCGACTTCATCGACAAGCCGCCGGGCAAGCCGACCCTCGTGCCATCCGACGACCCACGCAAACCGTTCAACGACGCCGTGGCGGACTTCGCCCACGTCGACACCGACAAGTATAAGGAGAAAAACACATGAGCACAACATCCTTACCCACAAAAGTAGTCACAGGTAAAGTACGACTGAGCTATGCGAATCTGTTCATCCCGACATCCGTGGAAGAAGGCGGCGATAAGAAGTATAACACCG